GAGGTCCGGGTGGAAGCGCTCGGCCAACGGCACATCGCTGGCGGGAATGATCTCGGCCACGCGGCCGTCCAGGATGCGTGCATGCATGCTCACCACTCCACAATGACCAAGCCATTGGCGCCGGAGGCCGTGCTGCCGGCCGCCGCCTGGCCGGAGGCGCCGCCGCCCGGGAAAATGCCCGCGACGGCGCTGCCGCCCACCCAAGGGATGCCGGTGCCCTGGCCAAAGGGCGCGCCGCCGCCCTGGCCGCCGCCACGGTCAAGGGCGGCCCCGGCCAGCTGGATACCCAACCCACCGCCGCCACCCGTGAGGTTGATCTGCCCACCCGTGCCGCTCCCAGGCGCGCCTGTGGTCGTGTTGGTGGCCCCCGTCTGCCCGCCTGTGGCCGAGCAAAAGGAGCCGAAGCTGGAACTGCCGCCATTGGTGTTGGCCACGCCCCCCGTGCCGACCGTGACGGCGATGGCGGCGCCGGGGGTCACCGCGTAGATGCCCTCGGCATAGCCGCCCGCGCTGCCCCCGGCGCTCGGCGCGCCGGTGGCGAAGACACCGCCGCCGGAGCCAGCACCCCAGACCCGCGCGCGCACTACGCGGGCTATCGCCGGCACCACGAAGGTGCCGGAAGAAAAGAACGCTTGGATGCCCACGGCCGCACTTTCGCCCCAGGCGTACCAGGCGGATGCACCGTCACTCACCAGGCTGATCGTCTGGCTGGGGCCCAGCGTCAGCAAGGCCACCCCATTGATCAGGTCACTCCCCGCCCGGTTGATGGTGGCCAGGTGGGCTGCCGTGTCCGTCCGCTGCAGGGTGTAGCGGATGGGCCGCCCGCCAGCCGAATTGGCTGCGGGCAAATTGATGTTGCGCGCGGCACTGAGGTTGACGAGAACAAGCCCGGCATCGTCCGCCGTTATGTTCGTATCGGCGGTCACGGTGCGTATGTTCCCGCCCGCCAAGCGCCGCATGGCCTGGATCAGCTGCTCGCGGTTCGAGGCCGAGAGCACGATGCCCAGCCGCTCAATGGCGCGGGCAAGCTCTTCCTGCACACCGTTGAACCACGCGGCATCCAGGAAGGTCGGATCAACCCCGGCGAGGGGATCGCCATCCGTCAAGCCGTGCTTCCCCGCGCCGAAGAGGTCCATCACCGCGGTGGGGCCATTGATCCGATCCATCAGGGAAGCTCCGCGTAGCCAAAAAGGACGTGGGTGTGGGCAGGCTTGAGGCGACGCACGACGCATTCGAGCGCGTCATCACCCCAGGCCCGCAGGGGCTCGGTGCAAGCGCTCCGGGCCGTGAAGCGCCGGATGGTGAATTCCGCGACGATGTTCAGCCGCCACGTCCACCACCAGGCGGGCGCGGTGACCGGCGCGCGGCATGGGCTGCGCGCCGTGAATGGCGCGAATTCGGTGATGGTGGCGCCCGGGTATCCAAGCGCCTCCGCGAGCGCGATGAAGTATGGGCGTGAGGCACCGCCCTGCGCCTGCAGCCGCTGCAACACCTCGGCGCGGCGGCCCTGGAGCGTGGTGGCAGGGCCGGAGCATGGGTCGGGCAGGCCGACCTCGGCCTCCCAGTCGGGCAGCATCTCCACGGCCTCCCGCGGGTCCGCCTCGCGCAGCAGGTCCGCGATACGCCGATCAATGCGGGCGAACTCGCGCCCCATCCAGAGCAGGAGGCGATCCATGGTCGGGTCGGCGCCGCGCTCCCACAGGGCACCGCGCGGCAAGAGGCTGGCGAGCTGGGCGGCATAGGCCTCGGCGGGGCGGGCTACAGCCATGTGATGACCCCCAGCCGCGCGATGGCGCCAGCAGCCGACACCACGTCTCCAGCCGGCACGGTCAGCACATGGCTGTATTCGCCGGCCGCCGCCGAGATCGCCGCGCCCAGGCGGCTGTGCGGCAGCGTGCCGCCGGGCTCGGCCTCACGGAGAAACATGTCCCGCAGCTCGGCCTCGACAGCCTGGCGGTTGGCCAGCGTGTTGGGCGTGAGCGCGATGGTGAAGTTGATCAAATCCGGGGTGGGCGCGCTGACATAGACCAGGCGGGCCGTGACGGGCCGCTTGGCTTGGATATTGGCGTTGACCAGCGCCACGGTGGGTGCATCGGGGATGCTGCCATCCGGCATCACGAAGCTGACGCTGAAGGAGCCGACCTCCGGTGTGATGGGCTTGGGCCAGACGCGGGTTTTCCCAACCACCTCCTCGACCCACGCCACGTAGTCTGCGGCGTTGCCGCCGTGCGGCGGCTGCTGGATGCGGGCGCGGGCGCGGGCGCGGAGGCTCTCGATATCCTCAACCCCCAACCCGCCGCCGATCCCGTCCACGTCAACCGTGACGCTGGATGAGACGTTCGCCACCGGCTCCACCAGCACCAGGTTCGTCATGGCGACGGCGTTCTGCGCACGGCCGGCGACGCTGGCCGCCACCTCGGCCGTGCCGAAGCCGCCGCCCCCGATCACGCAATCGGCGAGCGTGGTGTAGCGCGCGTCATCGGCGCGGCGCAGCTCGGCCCCGGCCGGCACGATGGCGCCCGGATTGCCGGAAAAGACCACCAGGCCGCGCGCGGCGCGGGGGGCATTGGGCACAATGCCATAGACCGCGGCGCGGACGGGCAGCTCTTCCTGCCCGGCCGTGGCCACGTGCATTTGCCGTGACGCCCACTCGATCGCCGAAAGCAACTCGTGGCTGGTGATGACCTGGATGCGCGTCAGCACCGCTTCCACCGACCGGCGCCGGCGCGGATCGGCGCCGGCGAGGAGCACGTCAAACTCCGCCGCGATGCGATCGCGCAGCTGCTGCGGCGAGGGGCGCTGCATGGGCATCAGGCGAGGCCCACGCGCAGGGGGATGACGGTGCTCTGCGCCACGCCGCCGCCCTGCCAGGAGACGCGCATGCCCAGCATCTCAGGGGCGATCCATTCGGCCCCGACTTCGAGCCCCGTCACCAGCTCGGCCTCTTCCAGCCAGGCGAGCGCCTCAAGGGCGTATTCCACGGCGCGCTGCTGGGTCTCCTCGGTTTGTTTCTCGCGCTTGAGCAGCCAGAGGCGGCTGCCGATGCGGTCATCTTCGATCTCCGCCAGCGCATCACCCACCCACCCGCGCTGATCGGTGCCGGCGCCGGGCGGCAGCTCTTCCGCCGCGACGCGCCGATCGGTGAAGAGGCTGATCAGGATGCATGTGCCAAGGCCATCATCCATCGTCAGGCCGCCCGCGCCCCACACCAGCGCACCCGATTGGGTGTTGTTGTCGAGCGCCATGGCGATCATGCCGCGCCCTCGATCACCGCGCCGGTCACTTCCAGCAGCGGCGTCTCCATCCGGACCTTTTCGGAGGCTTTAACCACCACGTTGACGGCCTCGACAATCACCACCGGGTCCGGCGTGATCTCGATCTTGGCGCCGGCGCGGGTGGTGATTTCGAGCCCCTCATCCTCACGCAGCAGGATGCGCTGGCCATGCGCGCTCCAGACCACAACCTCGCCAGCGGCAAGGCCGGTGGGGCGGGCACGCGGCTCATCCACCGCGATGATGACCGGATGGTCGCGATTGCCGCCCAGGCACACCACGATGGCCGTTCCACCCGGTGCGGGGTGGCTGCTCAGCCCATAGGGCTGGACGCGGTTCACGCTTTCATGCACCTCGCCCTCCAGCAGCGCCACCTGCATGCGCTGCTGGCCTTCGCCGTCATCGGTGAGGTTCAGCGTGCCGCGCCCCACCATCAACATCAGGCGGCGTTGCATCGGCTGGAGCAGCTTGGGGAGGTTCATGATGCCCTCCCCTTAGGCCAGATGCCGAAGGGGTAATGAGCGGAACTCATTCCGCCTTGGAGGTCTCCCTCGGGGATCAGCTTGTAGGCATCGGGATGGGCCAGCGTGAGTTCGGTGAGCGTCCCATTCTCGCTCAGCATCATCTTCGTGGCGGTGATCAGCATCTCCTCGTCTTCGAGGTTCGCCAGCTCATCCGTCACGCGCGTCAGGGTGTTGGGATGCCACAGCTGCTTGCCGCCGCGCCAGTCCTGCACGACGCGCGTGGCCTTCAACGCCTTGCCGACACTCACCGCGCGCTGCCATTCGGCGCGCTGGCGCAGCGTCACCGCCGTGCCCTGCCCCTCCGCCAGCACGACAGTGGGGCGATAGCGGGTGACGGAGGAATCGCGGATGCGGGCGGAGGGAGAGACGGCCGGGCCGTCCGGCGCGTTCGGGTTCGGGCCGAAGGGCAGCCCGACTGCCGACGGCGCGGCGGCCGAGCCCAGCACGATGTATTCCGAGAAGAGTTCCTTCATGGATTTGGCTGTGGTCCCGGAGAGGATGTTGCCATCATCCCCGCCGAGCTGGAGCGGCGCGGCGGCCTGCCCCGCCTCGCCAGCCCGCGTCAGGACCAGGCCACCCTTGCCATCCGTGATCGGCAGGATCGCCCGCGCGCGGCAGCCGCGCTCGATGGCGTCGAAGGGGCTTTCGCCGGGCTGGATGGCGAAGGATGGAAAGGGTCGCCCCACATCCACCTGGGCTTTGACCGTGATGTTGTAGGGGCGGCAGATGCGGCGGGCGATCTCATCCAGCCGGAGGCCGCCGAACTGATAAGGCGGCTGGCCGATGCCGCAGTCAAACAGGTCGCCCGTGCGGTCCCGCCCCCGGACCACCAGCTGATGGGTGGTGGCGGTGTAGTTGATATCAACCTCGTCAACCCAGCCCGTGATGAGCACCTCATCATCCACGGCGAGCTTGCAGGCCATGCCGACGTCAATCTGGCGGCGCTCCTTCTGACCAGGCCAGCGCTCGGTCAGGCCCAGCGCGAAAGCGCCCGAGATGCGCTCGATGGACCTTACGATCTCCAGCTCGGTCCAGCCGTCCCACTCCACCTCACCGATGGCCAGCGTGACGCGCGTGGTGCCCTCGGGGTCCGGCTTCGTCTCAGCCACCGCTCAGCACCTCCAGCGGCACGCCCGGCGCCAGGAAGCCCGGATGCGGCACCTGGTTGCGGCGGCTGATCTCGGCGCCACGCTCGAAAACGCTGGCCAGATCATCCCCATCAATTTGGTAGGCCAGCAGGACCGAGCAGATCGGCGCGGTGGGCGTGACCAGGCGGACCTGCGGCAGGGGTGCCGCGACCTCGGTCACGACGCGGACCCAGGCGGCGCGGAGATCCACGATGGCGCGCCAGGCATTGTCCATGCCCAGGGCACCGACGCGATCGGCGGCGTCATCCAGCGCATCGGCCACACGGTCCCGATAGCCAATCGCGTCTTCGCGGCTCGGCCAGGTGACCAGCGCGCCCATCCGTGCGGCCTCGACTGCGGCCGAGGCGCGGACCAGCGCATCGAGCGCGGCCGCGTTGGCAGCCTCGGCTCGGCGGGATGGGGTGTCGGCCGCGGCCGCTGGCAATGCCGGGGCGGCGCCGCCGGCGGCCACCACCAGGAGGGCATCGGGCCGCCGCGTCGGATCGGCCAGGGCGGCCGCCTCGGCGCCCTGGGCATCGGCAGCCCAGCCCAGGGCCGCGACGGACCGGGTGACAGCCGTGGCGGCCGATTGCGCAGGCGTGACGATGACCCCACCGCCGCCCGAGCTGGAGAGGCTACCGGCCGTCCAGGCATCCAGGATTCCCACCACGCCCATGACCTGCTGGTACAGCCCGTAGCCGGAGGCGACGACGGCAAGGCCATCCGCCACGCCACCAAGAGCCTCGCCGAAGTTTTCGCCGACAAACTCCTGCAGCCCCTCCAGGCTCAGGAGCGCCGAGCAATCGCTGATCAGCTCGGCGATCGCCGCGAGGCCCAGGCGCTCAAGCAGCGAGGCGCCAAGGGTCACGCCGGCCGGCTTTTTCCTGGGCGCGTCGAAGATCTCGAATGTCGCCTCATAGGCGAGCATTCCGCGCTCCAGCCCCGACGACATGCGCCAGCCGGTGACGGTGACCTGCAACTCCCCGTAGATCGGATGGACCAGGCGGCCGACGCCGGACTTGTCCAGCGCCGCCTCCAGCCTGGCGGCACGGCCCGCGACGCCGGTGCCCACGAGGATGAGGCTGATGGTCAGGATGCGCGGCTTGCGGCCCAGATCCTCGTGCAGGACCTTGTCGCGCAGCGGATAGAGATGCGTGACGATGCGGCGGCCGCCATCCTTGCCCGTCGCCATGACGCCGAAGGGGATGCCCCGGAACGTGGCAGGCCGCAGGAAGCCCAGCAGGCCCGCGGCACCGGATGCGAGGGAGGAGAGGGTGCCGCTCATGGCAATGCCATCACCTGGCCGGTGTCGGTGCTCGCCCGCACCCGCACCCCGGGCTGCTTCATCTCCGCCCGCGTGATCTCGACGCGGTCATCGGTGACGCGGATATTCAGATCCCCACCCACATCCACGCGCTGCCCGAGGCCTGGCGTGACGGGGCGCACATTCGGCGCCACATCCGGCGCCTGGTCGTCAAAGCGCCTGGCGCCATTGACGGTGCCGCGCCGGACTGTCCGGGGCTGGCCATCGGGCCCGGGGCTGATGGCGGGCTGGGATGGCGCCGGACTGGCCTCCGGCACCGCACGGGTGAAGACGCGCTCGATGCGCTCGATGATGGGTCTGATCCAGCCCCATACCGCGTCGAAGCTCGCCTTCACGTCATCCCACAGGCCGGAGAAGAAGGCGGGCAGGCCTTCCCATACGGCCTTGATGGCATCGTAGGCCCTGGTCAGGGCGCCGCCCGTCCAGCCGTCCAGCCAGCCGGCAAAGCCAGTGGCGAAGCCCTTCACGTCATTCCACATGCCGGAGAAGAAATCAGGCAGCCGGGACCAGACCGTCTTGATCGCCTGGACCTCGCCGCTGAAGAGCCCCACGAAATCGCTGCTCAGCCAGGTGGTGAATTGCGTGAAGCGGGCGCGGATGCCATCGCCCCAGAGATCCGCGAAGAAGCCGGTGAGCGCGCCCCAGCCGGTGCGGATACCCTCGACGGCGGCGGTGGCGCTGCCGCCCGTCCAGCCGTCCAGCCAGCCGACGAAGCCCCTGAAGGCGCCCTTAACGCCCTCCCAAAGCCCCCGGAAAAAGGCCTTGATCGGCGTCCAATACCGGACGAGCAGATAGGCGGCCGCGCCCAGGGCCGTGATGGCCAGCAGCACCACGCCGATGGGGTTAGCCCAGAGCGCCGCGTTGAAAGCGGCCATCCCACCAGTGCCCGCGCGAAGGGAGGTGGTGAACGTCGCCAGCGCTGCACGCATCGGGCCAGCGATGGCGACGGCCAGGCCAGCCACCGCCTTGATGAGCCCGCTGCCGAGGTAGAGGCCGAGGGCCAGCAGCGCGGTGTTGAGCGGCCCGAACCAGCTGACCCATTCGCCGAAGATGGCGACCACCGGGCGCAGCGCGGCCCAGAGCGCCCGCACCTTGCCGGTCAGCTCCGCGATGATGCCGGGGATGGCCCGGATATAGCCGGCGATGTTGGTGGCGATCAGCGTGCGGTTCGCAGCGATCCATTCCGTGATCTGGTCAATTAGCGGCGCGAGCACGGGGGCGAGCTGGACGGCGATGGCGTTCCACACCCCGCGGATCGAAGCCCCCATGCGCGACATGGACGCGCCGAATCGGGTGAGCGCCCCTGCCTCGGCCTCGGTCATGACCAGGCCGAGGCGGCGGGCATCCTCGGCAGAGCGACGCAGCCCGGCCGAGCCCTGGGCCAGCACCGGGACCAGTGCCACACCCGCCTCCCCGAAGAGGGCCACGGCGGCGGCGGTGCGCCTGGCGCTATCGGGCACGCGCGCGAAGGCGTCAGCCACGTCATTCATCAGCTGCTCGGTCGGGCGCACCTGGCCGCGACTGTCGAGCAGCTGCACGCCCATGCGCCGGAAGGCGACGCGCAGCTCTTGATTGCCGCGGGCAGCTTCCAGCGCCCGGTCCCGCAGGCTGCCCAGCGCGCCGCTCATCTGATCCGAGCTGCTGCCCACCAGCGTGGCCGCATAGGCGAATTGCTGCCAGCCCTGGAGGGAGACGTTCACGGATCGGGCCGAGATGATGGCGGCCTGCGTTGTCTCCGCCACGCTCCGCGTCATCGCGGTGAGCGCCGTGGTCACGCCGATGGCGCTGGCGGCGATCTTGGTGGTCATCAACAGGGCGGCACGGCTGACCTCGCCGAAGCCCTGCACGATGCGGCTGATCTGCGCGCGGGCCTGATCCAGATTGAGACTGCGGATGATGGAGGAGATGCCCTGCCCCATGCGGCGCACCGGGGCGGTGACATTGTCCACCGCCTCAATGATCGCTCGAATGGCGCCCCGGCCCTCAGCCACGTCGTTCAGTCCTTTCCCTCAGCAGCGCGTGCCACTCGCTGGCTTCGCGCCAGGTGAGGGCCATGAGTTCGGAGGGCGGCCAGTGCCAACCCTCCGCCAGATCCGCCAGCGCTACGCGCCAGTTGCGCGGGCGGTATCCGTAAAAGCCGCGAGGAGGCGCGCCGCCACCGCGAGGTCGCGAACGCCCAGCGCGCCCACTTCCTTCTCCGTCATGACGCAAACCAGCATCAGCAGCCGGCTCACCTTCGCGGTCTCGCCAGAGATCGCGTCGAGCTGCTTCATCTGGCCGAGGGAGGGCTCGCTCACCTCCAGGCGGTCAATCTTCACGCCGTCCTTCATGAGCGGCTTCCAGAGGCGCACGAAGATCTGATCGCCCTCGAATTCGATGCGGGGATCAGTGGCGAGCTTGCGGAAGCTTTCGCCCCATTGCTGGGCGATGGCCTCGGCGTGCTCGGCGGTGCGGGCTTCGTCCTGCATGATCAGATCTCCCGCGCCGTCTTGCCTTCCCACCGGCAGGAAATCTCGCCCTGCTCGGTGGTGACGTTGCCCTCGCCCGCGAAGCAGGCGTTGTAGAGCGCGACAGTCTTCCCGTTCGCCAGGTCAATGGTGACGGTGCCGTCCTGCATGCGCATCATGGCCGCGACGTCGAAGTCGCCGTCATCGGTGATGATGCCCTCAATGAAGGGCACCTGGACGGCGCTGTAGGCGCCATGCACGCGGTCGGCGCCCGCGATCATCTTCTTGAGGTCAACGCCGAGGTTGTAGGTGAAGGAGCCCTTGGCATCCTGCACCTCGCCATTGACTTTGAACGTGATGGTTCCCGCGCGCAGCATCGGGTGATCTCCCTGGTTTGAGGTGGCTTACAGGCGCGGCTGAAGCAGCGCCGCGAAGACGCGGAAGCCGTTGATGCAGTCGGGCGGGATGATGGCGTCCAGGCGGTCCTCATCGGCCGCGTTGCGCTCCACCACCAGGTCCCGTTTGAACTGCTCGAAATTCTCGACCAGCCCCATCTCCTCCCACAGCCCGAAGCGGCCGATCAGCTCGGCCCGCATCAGCTTGGGGGTCATGATCGGCTGGCCGCGCCCATAGCGCGTGCCGTCATCGCCCAGCTTCCAGCGCGGGAACTTCGTCTGCACAAAGGTCCTGGTGTCGTAGCGCAGATAGGAGATCGTCTTGACCTGCTCAACATTCAGGAGGCTGACATCGGGCGTGCCGAGCGCCGTCGTCTGATACTCGGTGATGATGCGCTCGATGACGGCTGTGCCGCCCGCATCCACCACCATGGTGCTGATGCCCTTGTTGAGCAGGATGTCGCGCTGCGCGCGGGAGAGGCGGTCTGCAATCACGGGCGGCAGGATGCCGGGCACGGGCAGCGTCTGGAGCGGGCGCGCCGGGTCATTCGTGAGGGCGCGGATGGAGACGGCCGCCAAGGCAGCGGCATTGACCCACGGCGGCGTCGGCCATTTGTAGAGGCCCGGCACCGAGATATGCGGGCAGTTGCGCGTGACGCCATGGGCGGAGAGGGCCGCGAGGTCACCCGTCTGGCCGCGCCAGGCCTGGCAATCCTGCATGCGCATGGGACCAAAGCGGTCCACCAAGTCGGCCTGGAGGATGGCGAGGTTGGCCGTGTCGTTCCAAGGGATGACGATGTCCGTGAACCACATGTCGCCAAGGGCGGTGAGGGCGGCCGTGATGTTGGGGCTGGTGGCTCCGCCCGCCATGGGCGTGATCGTGATGGTCAGGCCTGGCGCCAGCACGTCGTCATCGTAATAGACCGTCCGCAGGTCGAGATCATTGCCGCAGAGCCCCTTGTTGGTGGCCGTGATATCCACCCGCGCGGGCACCGTGACGTTCGCGGCTGTGAAGGGCGCGCTGGTGTCGGCGTTGATGGCGGCCGTGAGCGCGGTCGCCACCTGCGCGGCCGTCATGCTGGTGGTGACGGCGGCGCGATAGCGGCGGCCGCCAGCCCAAAGGGTGGCCACGCCAGGGCCGGTGGCGGTGCCCGCCACCAGCGCCTGGCCGGCCGCCGCGACGCTGGACCCGGCATCGGCCACCCCCATGGCCCACACCTCCAGCGTCGGGTCAGCCTTGAAGAAGGCGTCCACCATGTGGGCCACCTGCGAGCGCGCACCCCACTTCGCCGGGGCGGCGGCTGGAGAAATCACCAGCTGCGGGACCAACGCGGGGGCGGTGCCCGACGCCTCCATCTGCCCGATGATGACCACCTTGGTCGGATAGGCATTGGCCCTGGCCGCCATCTGGCTGATGTCCACCTCGACATAGGTGCCGGGCGTGCGGATACGGATCGGGATCAGGGTGAACGGAATGGCCATGGTCAGTCTCCGGGAATGATGATGTGGTCGGTGGCGTCGGCGGTGGCGTCCGAGGGCGGCGGCCGCGCCACATTGCCGAAGGGCCAGACGTCCCAATTCGCGTGCAGGATGCGGAAATCCCCGAGGGACGGATCGGCTTCCTCCGGGGAGCGGTTGAACTTCGTGGTCCAGTCCAGCCTGGCGCCGTGGCACAGCACGCCGGCGAACATGTAGGGCGCACTCTCGACCAGCTGGGGGCCGAGCGGCGCGCCGGCCGGCAGCTCCACATCCAGCAGGCCACCGAGGGAGAGGTCCGCGCGGAAGGCGGCGCGCAGCTGATCAATCAGCCCGTCGAAGACGATCTCGCTGGCCTGGGCGTCCTGGATGGCCATCCACCCACGGATCTGCCAGTCAATCTGCACCTCTGTCTTGGTGCTGGTGTCATCCAGCTCACGCTCGGCCATGCGGCGGATGCACCATCCGCGCAGCGCGGGCGGTGCCGCGCGCTGGGAGGGCTGCCACATGTAGAGGGCCTGGAAGGCGCTCTCCTTGACGGCATAACGCTCATACGGATGCACGATGCCGATCTCGGGCACGCCCTTGATCACGTTGCCGATGGCGGCGCGGATGGCTTCGAGCGTGGCGCTGCTCATGCCTTGCGCTCCGCACGGGCCGCGCCGCGTGCCACGGCGGCGGCGAAGATGTCCATCACGGCGGGTGACACGTAGGCGAAGCCGTCGCGGAACATGTGAACCGCCTTGGTGCCATGCGCCGCGATCTTGAACTGGATGGCGTGGGCGATGCCCTCCGCCTCCGCACCGGCCTTGCCGAGCTTGCGCTGCACCCAGTCCAGCAGGGGCGCGATGGGCGCCCAATGGGGCTTGCTGCCCAGCTCCACCGCCGCCGCGTAGCTCAGCGCGGTGCCGACGCCACCCGTGACGCGCGTGCCGCTGATGGTGACGGGCAGCGCGCCGATGCTCTCCCGCAGGGTGCCGGCGCCGGAGGTGGGCGTGCGCTCCTTCACCTCGCGCTCGGCCAGGGCGGAGGCCTCGACGACGGCGCGGCCGATCTCTTCCAGCATGATGGCGGGCACGCGCGCCACCAGGCGGCGCATGCCGGCATCTTCAAACCGCAGCGCGACGGCCTCGCTCATGGGCGGCGGCGCCGGGAATGGGTGAGGCGCCCGCCGCCATGGCTGGCCGGCAGCACCTGTGAGGCGACGGCGCTGGCGGGCTGGACGCGCTTGGCGTCAATGCCCAGCAGGTCATAGTAGCGCTGGCGCAGCCGCTCGGCGCGCTTGGCGAAACTGTCCGGCTTGCTCCCGTGATTGACGGTATCGGCCGGGATGGAGGGGTTGCCGTCGCCGCTCGTGGCGGCGCTGATCTGGTCAAACAGGACGGCGGCGGCATAGCTGGCCAGGGCCTCGCGGTCGCTCTCCGGCACGCTGTCGGCCTCATTGGTGAGCAGATGCGGGCGATGGACCGTGAGGCGCACCGTCGTGCCGGCGCTGAGCGGGGTGGAGAAGATCAGATAGAGCGCGGCGGGCGCCTGGTAGTGCCCCCAGGCGCTGCCGGGCAGCAGGATGGGCGGGATGATGCCGGCCGGCGCCTCGACGGCGACGACGCGGCTGGCGCCCTCGGGCACCTCCAGCCGGCCACCACCAGGTGCGACCACATCCTCGACCGTGCGGCGCGGCTTGTCCTTGTTGTATTGGGCGACCCCCGCGGTGATGGCGCGATCCATCTGCGCCGGGGTGACGCGCTCGACGTCATCCCGGACCAGATCGGCCACCAGCTCGCGGAGGTCAGCCAGCATCAGGGCACCACGGCCTTGTAGGCGCCGCGGTAGTCCACGACGGTCGCGCCGTAAATGTGCCGGATCTTGTAGGTCAACTGGTCGTTGCTGAAATACGAGCCGGCGGTGGGGCTGTCCTGCACCAGGAGGGCCGGCTCCTCCTCGCCATCCAGGAAGCCCACCTCCATCAGCGGGATATCCAGCGGATCGGCCGTCGCGACCCAATCATTGACGTCGGTCCAATACCAAACCGGCACGATGGTGGGCGTAAGGGACTGGACGAAAGTCGCATCCAGGTTGGTGTTGCGGCGGAACAGGTTGGCCGCCGTCTCCTCCAGCTCGGGCGGCACCCAGAGGTATTTCGGACCGATGCCCAGCTGCTCGCCGGAGCCCGCCTCGGCCTGCTTCATCATGGCGAGGCGCGCGGCCGCGTAGGTGCCGCTGGCCAGCGCGCCGGTGCCCAGGTTGTTGTGGGTGGCGTGGAACAGCGCCAACGTGTCGTAGATGGTCGGGTTGGTCCGCAGGAAATCCAGCACGAACTGCGCCAGCGTGCGCTTCGCCGCGCGCGCCATCTTGACGGGGATGCGCTGAATGGCACCCACATCATCGTTCTTGATCATCTCCAGCGTAACGGTCTCGATGCCGCCGCGCTTGACCACGGCATAGCTCGCCTTCTCGTCACTCGGGCTGCTCACCGCCACATAGGGGGCGGCCTCCGCCACGGTCGGGAGGTTGCCGTAGCCGCCGAAGCGCGTGCGCTCCTGGGTCCGGAAGTCGCCGACCGGCACGACAGTGGACAGGAGGCGCCACATGTCGAGATCCACCGCCGCCCGGTATTCGGCGATCATGCGGCGGGTCATGCTGTTGCCCAGCACATTCGCAAAGCTGCCGCTGGTGAGCGCCTCCGCGAAGCGCGCACTGTGCGCGATCCGGCCGGTGACCTTGGTGTCCCCCGTCAGGGCCACGTAGCAGTCCCGGAAGCTGCGGGCGTCCTTGTGGTCCTTGTGCTTCGGGTCGAAGAAGGCTTCCAGCATGCGGTCATGCTTCTCGGCCTGGTCCTCGGTCACGCGGAAATTCAGGCCACCGCCCGTGCCGGGCAGGGCCGTGCGGCCGAAGCCGAGGCTGGCGAGATAGTCGCCCTCCTGCTTGATGCGTTGGGTCAAGGTGGCCTCCGTGAAGCGGGACTGGCGCAGCTCGCTCCGCAGGCGGGCCTTGCTGGCATCGGGCAGGGCGCAGGCGTGGATCTGCGCCAGCATGCGTTCGCGCCGGTCCATCAGCGCTTCCAGCATGGCCGTGGTGGCGGGCGGCACGGCGCCGGTGAGGATGGCGCGCAGCTCATCATCCGTGGCGGCGTTGATGTCGGCCGGCAGCTTTTCCGGGCCCATCGCCGTGATGGCGGCGATCAGCTCTTCGCGCGACATGCTCGCGGGGTTGGTGGCATCGGCCTCCGTGGTGCGTTCGGCCGGCTTGAGGGCGGTGGCGAGGATCGCCTGGAGCGATTCCAGCGTGGCGGTGGCGGGGTCCACCCCATCCAGCAGCGCCGGGTTGGCGGCCTGGATCAGGGCGATGAGTTGAGCGGCATCCATAGCGGGCGGGTTTCCTTCGTTGGAGGCTTCGACGAATGCGATGACCTGGCCGCCCGCACCGGGCTCGACGATCAGATCCACGGAATTGACCTTGAGGAACTTGCGGGCGACGCGCGTGCCGGCCTGGCCGGGCACCGATGTGCCGGAGACATCCACCGAGAGGCCGAAGAGGCCCGTCATGTCGTGCGCCACGGCCTCCCGCAGGCGGACGGCGATGGGATCATCCTCACCCACGATCAGGGTCAGCACGGCCTCAATGGAGGCCTTCTCGCCGGCAGCGCCTTCGACGAAGCGCGGCTGGGAGAGGCCGCCGATCAGGTTGCGCACATCCTTGCCGGCGCCGGCCAGGTGCTCGCGGTCGCCCTTCACGAAGACGCGGGCGCCTTCGAAAAGGGCGACCGCCTCGCGCAGCACCGCGTCCGGGTAGTGGTTGCCGTTGTGGGAGAGGCCGGCGCGGATGACGCGGACGCGATAGGCGCGGGGCGCGCCGCCCTCGGCCGGGACCGCCTCCAGGATGGCATGGCGGAGCATCAGGCCCGCGCGTCCGGCGTGAGCTTGCGGCCATCAATGGTGACGACGTTGCCGGTCTCGACGTTCCAGTCGAGGATCTCGGCCTCGGAGATATTGTAGAACGCGGCAATCGCCGACCGCACATCCTCCCGCGCCGCCCCAGGGACAACGGGGTCCGCTGCCCGCTCGGCGGCAATGCGCGCCGCTTCGATTTGGGCCTGCTCGACGGCGAGGCGTTCCTGCTCGGCTTGCTCAGCGGCCAGGCGCTCGACTTCGGCCCGTTCGGCGGCGAGACGCTCCTGCTCAGCCTGCTCGGCGGCCAGGCGCTCGACTTCGGCCTGTTCGGCGGCCAGGCGCTCGGCTTCGCTTTCCGTCTCGGCAGGCTTCGGGGGTTTGGCCACGCAACATCTCCGCTCAGGCCCCGGATCGGGGAGTGAGACGGCACCATGGATGGGGTGGGGCGACCGGGGCGGAGGAACGCATTCCGCCCGCCCCTTTCCGCGCGGGGCGGAAACGGGGGGTCGGGGGCGCGATCAGAGGCGGCCGTTAAACGGTAGTTAAACGGGTCCAGGCGGGTTTTGGCGACTTGGCCGCTACTACCCCCGCTGAAAGCCCCCCAGGCGGCCCTGTGGCGCGCCGTCCCGGAAGCCTAATTCCGGCCATCGAGTTCCGCCAGCGTCCGCTTGTTCCGGTCCGCCGCGATCTCCTCCGCGGTGAAGGCCTGGCGGCCGGGCCGGGACATCTTCCAGGACTTCATGAATGGCAGCGATGTGCAGCCGCAATTGATGGTCTCGCCGATCGGCCCGGCCGGATCTCGGGGGAACATCAGCTGCACGCCACCCGGCAGGTCAAAGGGCTTGTCCACATCCCGCACCTGGCCGTCAATGAAGTCATGCCCGAAGCGCGAGTGGATTTTGCCGGAGCGCCGCCACTGCTTCTGCATCTCGGGCAGCAGCTCGGCCGCCTGTTCCTGCCGGCGCTGTGTCGCGGTCGAATAGGCACGGCCCAGGCCGTCCCGCACCACGGTGGTGGCGCGGCGCAGCCCGCCCTCCTCGACCAGGGCGCTCACCTTCTGCGCCGCCTGGAAGGGCGTCTGTGTCCCGATGGCGGCCTGCGCGATCTCGGCATTGATCTGCTTCGCCAGCTTGGCCGTGATGTCCTTCATGCGCTCCGCCCCGAATTCCCGCATGGCGTCGAGCGTGCGCGGATCGAGCGCCACGAGCTGCGCCGTGATCTCGACGCCGGCGGCCGCCAGCGGCGCGTCCACCACCGCCGCCCCCGCATCCCAGGCGCGCGCAATGCCGGAAAGCAGGCTTTCCGTCGCCGGCTGCGTCACGGCCGCCAGCGCCCGCTGCACCTCGCGCTGCAGCTCGGTCAGCTGCCAGCGGCGATAGTCGGAGGGGGCATTGGCCAGGGCGTCGAGGATGATCCGCGCGGCCTCGGTGAGCGCCGCCTTCACCTGGGCGGCCGTCTCGCGCTGCTGGCGGACACCGGCCTTGAGCCGCGCCTCACGCTCCTTGAGAAATTTCGCGGTGCGCTCGGCATCGGTCATTCACGTGGTCCGCCCGCGCGCCTCGTTGAACACGCCGTCCTTGTCCCCGTCACGCGCGCTCACCCCCCCCCGACACCAGGTGGCACCGGCGCGGGGCCGAGCGCGGGCGGTTCCACGAAGACATCCGCCTCGGCCGCCTTGGCCAGCTCGACGCGGGCGCGCTCCAGCTCCTCCACCGGGTCCACCTCCAGGCCCAGCGCCTCGGCCGCGAGGGTGATGAGGCGGACGGCACTCTCCATGGACATGGCATGCGCCTGCATGGCCTGCACCGCGCCCACCACCACCTGGGCAAAGACGGTGGCGAATTTGACCACATCCTTGGCGGTCAGCGGCGGGAAGATGGCACGCACCTGGTGGCTGGGCTCGGCCGCCAGGTGGGCCATGCCCAGGGCGGCCAGGCGCTGCCGGATGACGTAGCCGCCCACATCCTCCAGGATGGAACGCCACAGCCGCTGGCGCTGGGTCATCACCTTGTAGGTCGGCTCCCCCATGCTGGAGGCCGTGGCCAGGTTCACATCCCCGCCATCGGCCATCCAGTGCTCCGGGATGGAGGCGCCGCCCAGGACGTGGTTGCGGACCATCCGCGTGGCCTCACTGGCATCGGCCGCATTGAGGGTGGGCGTCAGCAGGTTCCACTCCTCATTCTCATTGTGGAACCGAATGGAGAGGGGGCTGGGCGGCGGCGTGGTGCGGGCGGCCTCATCAACCATCTCCTTCGTCGCGCCGGTCATCTTCACGTCCCAGGAGACGGAGCGAAGCACCGTGGCGCGCTCGACCTCGCCGAACATCAGCTGCTCATGCGCGTCCACGTGATCGGCGGCCGCCAGCAGGTCGGAGCGCCCCCGGCGCCCGCTGCTGATGCAGTTGATCCGGAAGAAGAAGCACTCCCCCGTCATCGCGGCGCGCAGTTCCTCGGTCTCCGGGCTGAACAGCGTCACCTCATCCGCCGCGTAGATGACGCGCCAGGTGCGCAGCTCGCCCGTGTTGCGGGCATCCCGCGTCTCGACCCCGATCACGACGGCGTCATTGTCCGGATCGGTGATGACGGCCGTGATGCGGCTGGGGTCAATCTTGGCCAGGCGCACCGTGCCGGTGACGGCATTGCGGCGGACGGGCCAGAGCTGCTCGCCGAAGATCGCCAGCTCCCGCACATGGGAGGCGAGGTTGATGTCCATGTTGTTCAGCGGGTCGCCCCAGAACTCGCGCAGCCACTCCTGGGCCTGGGGATCATCGGCCTCCAGCCGCACGCCCTCGCCCAGCAGGAATGCCGTGGGCAGCTCCACCAGGCGGTTGGCCAGCGGGTTGCTCTCCCACAGATAGGCCGCCACCTCCTGCATGCGCGTCTGGTCCATCGGCATGAGGTCACGCTCGCCGATGCGGCCGGAGAGGCGGGACCAGCCGGCGTCATTGTCCCGGCCGGAGCCGGCCGAGGGCAGCGGATCATCCGGGGCGCTCTCGGCGAACCGCACCACGCGCCGGGCGGCGCTGGCCACCGCCTTGCGGACCCCGTTCAACACACCCATCAACGCCTCCTCATGCTCACGCGGCGGCCGCCGAACATGGCCCGCCCAATGCCCCGCTCCGGCGCCGCTTGCGGCCTGGCACCCGTCGCCCCGGCCGACACCGCCCGGCCGAGGGAGACGGTCCAGAGCATCTCCAGCGCATCCACCCCGTCATCGTGGTCCACCATCGGGTAGTGGCGCATCTGATCCAGCAGGACCGTCTGGCTGGCGTGCAGCCGGATCAGGCCATTGGCCACATGCGGTTGCAGGCGCTCGATGCGCAGCTGCTTGTCGCCGAAGGGGATGACCGGGATGGCCGGGACGGGAACGCCGCGGGCGGCGCCGCGCGCCACGAGCGATGTCCGGAAGAACTCCTGGAACTGCACGCTCTCGATCGCCCAGCGGAGGCAGCGGTATTCCTCCTCCAGGGTGATGATGTCCTCGATCATGCGGTCCGGCAGGCGGCGGCGGATCAGCGCCTCCACCACGTCCAACGTGCCCGTCTCGCGATTCGCGCCGCCGATCAGGATGGCCGAGGGGTCGCGGCTCTTGTTCTGCTTGCCGAGGCTGGGGTCGCAGGCGCCGAACATCACCCAATCATCCAGCCGGTTCACCCAGAGGATGATGCTGCCGAAGAGCGCATCGGCACCGCTCACCGGGTCATTCTGCTGCTCGCTGTCGAAGGCGTGGGTGCCGATCTTCACACGGAGCTTCATGAGGGCGACGAGCGGGCGGACGCCCGGCCAGGAGACGACGGCGCCGCGATCCATCCGGGCCTTGTGCTGGACGTAGTAGCGGTCCGCCGCGTCCGGGCCTTCGTTGCGCAGCAGCTCCTCCCACCGCTCCCAGGCCGTCATGTCATCCGGCCAGCGGACGATGCTGGCGAACTTCGCCGCGCGCCACAGCGGGTTGCGCTGCTTGCGCAGCAGCACGCCGTCATAGTGGAGCGTGGTGCCGATGTAGATCACGTCGAGTGAGCCATCGGCCGCACCCACGTTCAGCACCGCCCGGTCCACCCAGCCTTCCAGCTTGTCCCGCTGCTCGGGCGAGCGGACGTTGTCGTCATTCTCGATGTCATCGAGCACGGCCAGGTCCGGCCGGTGCGGGCCGTGGCGGCGGCCGCGCAGCCGCTTGCCGGAGCCCACGCCCTCGATCTTGACGCCGGAGGTGGTGACAATCACCCCCTCCTTCCAGGCCGGGCCGCGCCCGCAGATCTCCGGGAAGTCGAGCGCCAGGCGCGGATTGGCTTCCAGCTCGGCCTTGATCGCCTCCAGCATCACGGCCGCCTGGTCGAAGGCGTCCATGAGGATGAGGATGTAGTGCTTCATCCGCTTGACCATGCACCACAGCGGAAAGAGCTGCGAGCAGATGGTGCTCTTCGCCTCGCCACGCGGGGCGGCGATCACGTCATTCTGGCCGCTGGCCGTGTTCAGGATCTCGGGCAGGCGCTGGTAGAGGTAGTCATGCAGGCGGGAGCGGGCGTCCGGGCTCTTGATGTAGTGCGGGAAATAGGTGCGGCAGAAATAGGCGAAGCCGTCCGGCGCCAGGGCCTGGGCGCGCCGCTCTGCGACCTTGGCGGGGGCGTTGTCGAGGCCGGTGACCTCGGCCTCGATCCGCCGCCGCAGATCGGCGGCGAGGTCCGCCATCTCGCGCTGGAATTCGGATTTCGTCCGGGCGCGGAGGCGGGGGGCGGTGGCGCTCACCCCGCATGCTCCGGGGACCAGGCGATCAGGACCAGCTCCAGCGTCATCGCGTCTTGGCCCGCCACTTCGGACGGCGCCGGCGCGTGGAAGAAGGCCGCCATTTCGGCAGCATCGGCAAACCCGTCCGCGCGGGCGAACTCATCCATCATCTCGTGGTCGAGCCTGTGCATCGGCGGATGGGACAGCAGCAGCTGCACGATGGGGGCGAGGTCCGCCACCTTGCTGCGGGGTGCGGCACCATCGCGCCGCGCGATCGAAAGCCCATCCTGTGTGATGAGCAGCAGCACCGGCATCTGCAACCGGCACATGGCGCGGCCGATCTGGCTGTAGTGCTTCGTCCGCATGCCGGTGCTGAGAAGAACTGGCTGCTCTGGCCGTGCGTGAGGGGCGCGGCCTGCACGCGGCTTACGCAGGGTGTTGCGCTTCATGCCGGGCAGCCATGGCCCGGGCTCAAGCCCCGCGACCAGGCGCCCGACGAACTGCCGCTGGAAGCTGTAGGCGACCATCAGCGCACCGCCCGCCAGAACTCGGAACACCACGCCTCACCGGGCGTCGCCTGCCATTCCGCGCGGGTGCGGCCGAGCGTCACGTGATGGCGCCACAACTGGCCGGCTAAGGCGCATGTGGCGCGCAGCGCTGCCCAGCCGATCATGCAGCCGATGACGGCCAGGGCCAGCGCCGCCAGAGTAATCACACCGGCGCCGATCATCCAGGCCAGACGGTCCATGGGGTGCATCACGCACTGCCCTTCGTCTCAACGACCAAGCGCACCGTTGTCGTCATCTGCACCCGGAATCCATCGTCATAGACCAGGGCCGTCTCTGCCGTGGCGCTGGGGCCGTCCGGGGTGAGGTCGGGGATGTGCTGACGCAGCGCCTCGGCCAGATTATGCAAGCCGTTCACCACCGGGTTCGCGTCCAGTGGCTCGAAATCATCCGGGTCCATCACAGCTCACCCCGCCAATCCCAGAAGCCCTGCGCGCCGGTGGCTGGGCGCGGCGGCAGGGCGCGCTGCACATCGAGCATGGGCCACGCCCATTTCGTGTGATCCACGCGGTCACTGTCGGCGCGGTGCTCGGCCAGGTCCTTCGCGCGCCGCGGCACGCCGAGAACGGCGGAGCCCACGATGGCGCTCAGCGGGAGGCCCATCGTGTGCTCGGCGATCACATGCTCCAAGAAGGCGATGGTCTCATCCACCTTGAGCGTGGTGCAAGGGCCGCGGCCCGCCTTCTCCGCGCGCAGCATGGCCAGGATTGCGTCCACCTCGGTGCGCCGCACGAGGCGCGCGCCGGCATGGATGGCGATGCGCTGGCCATGCACCCATTTCGGGGCGGGCCATCCCCGGAACTCATAGGGCTTGAGGCCGAGGGCGATCATGCTTGCCCAGGGCTGCCAGATGGTGAGGGCCTTCATCAGCCCCTCCCGCCGCAGAGGTCGCAGCGCCGCCAACAGGCGGGATCGTCACAGGCTTCTTCGCCGCCCTCATAGGGGCAGCAATCCTCTCTGCAGGAGGGATAGCCGCCCTCACCGCCGCAGTTGCCGCAAATCTCGCCATCATCGTCGTAGGCGGCATCATCCAGATCGGGATGCCTCAGTTCGTCACCCATCACGCATACTCCCGCGCCAGCTCGACCGCGAAGGGCTCCAGCACCTCCAGCAGGGCCGGCGCCAGGTGGGGATGCGCTTCCGCCGCGTAGCGGGAGAGGCGCTGCAGCACGTCCGTCGCCACGCCCAGCCGGTTCAGCTGGGGGCTTGCCTTCGAGACGGCGGCCATCGTCTTGGTGAAGGCATCCGCCAGCCGCGACATGATCTCGGCCTTGGTCAGCGGCGAGATATCGGGCGCATCCTTCACGCCCTCCACCGTCGCTTGATGCATCGTCAGGTAGTCATCCAGGATCATCTGCGTGATCTGCGAATTGCCGTCACCGGCCAGCCGCGCGGCCGAGCGCGCGCGGTCCCAATCATCGCCCTCGCCCTCCGCCTCGCGCTTCCAGCGGCGGGCGCTGGCGATGGAGACGCCGGCCTTGTCGGCCGCCGCTTCCAGGCTCAGCCGCTCATAGACATAGGCGGCGCGAAGCTTGGCCGTGGTCTCCGGAGGGTGCGCCATCGCTCAGCGCTTCAACTGGCCGAGCGAGATGGAGAGCGCCTTGCGGGCGAGGCTCGCGGTCACATTCGGGCGCTTCACGCCCTCCTGCGTCCGCTTGCCCTCGGCCACCATGGCGCCCTTCTCGGTCAGCAGCGCCACCATCGAGCCACGCACGACATTGGCCTGCACGAGATCCCGCTCATGCAGCCAGAGCAGCTCATCCCGCACCTGGTCGCGGTCCGCGCTGATATGGACGGCCTGCACCAGGTCCACCAGCAGGCTCTCATTCCCGGCCTTGCCGGGGTCATCATTCAGGGCGCGGAGGATGGCGATGCGCAGATGCGCGCGCCAGGCCTCGGCCATCACTTCCCGGTGGGTCACCCGCGGCCTCCATTGTTGCGGCCCGTCGCCGCGATGATGTCCTCATGGCGGACCAGCGCCGCATCCAGGCGGCCGAGCAGATCCCGGTCCCCGCGCGCCTCGGCCCGCATTTCGTTGAGACTGCCCTTGATCTCGGTGACGACGATCTGAAGCTGATGGATGTCCGCCCGGGTGGGCAGCAGCTGCATCTCCCGCTCCAGCGATTCGACGCGCATCCCAGTCCCCGTGCTCTGGGTGGAGAGGCCGTCCACCTTGTCCGAGAGCTTGGCCAGATCCGCCTTGGTGGCGAATTCGCCGCGCAGCCGCCATATCAGGACCACCAGGGCGAGGGGGCCGAAGGTGCTGATATATGGCCAGTAGCCCAGCAGGTCATTGAGGGTGATGGACAAGGCGCGGTGCCTCCGTGGCGGGTGGTTCAGTCGTAAAGGGCGGCGATGGCGCGCAGCTGGGCGACGGCGGCGCTCAGGGCCGCGTCGTATTGCAGCAGCAGCTCACCGATGCGGCCCTGCGTCAGGCGGGTGCCGGGGGGCGGCAGGCTGGGCCGGGCGGGCGGGACCAGCAGCGCCGGCGGAGGGGCCTGCCGGATCAGCTGGACCTCCGGCGCCCTCGCGGCGGGCGCGCAGCTGACCAACGGCCAGATCAAGCACAGGGGCAACAGGCATCGAATGCGAGGGATCGGCACGGAGGGCCTCCAATTGGGTTTCCAGCGCCAGGCGCTCGGCCTCGGCGGCGATGATCCGGCCGGTGATGGCCTCCATCTCGGCGGCATGGACGCGGGCGGCTTCGGTCACCGCGGCGGCATTGCGGGCGGCGGTGGCCTCGGCGATCTCGGCGCGGCGCGTCGCCTCGGCCGCGCGGCGCTCCAGGGCGGACCAGGTGACGCCCACCCACAGGACGGCGCCGAGCATCGCGGCCGCAAGGCCGAGGCCGAGCCAGAGGCGCCAGCCGATCACCACGGGCTCGCGCCCTCGGCCAGCATACGGGCGCGCCATCGGGCGATGGCGGTGACGTAGCCGATGGTCTCGGCGCTGTGGCGCGGGCCGGTGACGCGCGGCAGGCAGGGCGAGATATCGGCCCAGTCCCGCGCGCCGCCGCAAAGCATCTGCGCGTTGATGATGTTGCCCGGCCCGGCATTGTAGCTGGCCTGGGCGAGCATGTGGCGCTCGGCCGAGGGGCGCGGGGCGGACCAAATGCGGCGCAGCCGCCCCATGAAATAGGCGCCCGCGTCAATCGCGATCTCGGTGTGGGGCGAGGCGCCGGGCGGCAGGCGCATCTGCCGCGCCACATCCCGCCAGGTGCCCGGCATGAACTGCGCGAGCCCTGCGGCGCCCACCGGGCTGACCGCGAGCGGGTTCAGCCGGCTCTCCTGATACAGCTGCGCGCGCCAGGCCACCCAATCCGGATGATCCGGCCACCAGCGCGCAACCGAGGCGCGGATCTCCGAATCGTAGCGGTTCGGGAATGTGCCGGCCTGCGCCGAGCCACAGCCGACAAGCATGCCGAGCAGAATGCAGACGCCCAGGATGCGCGCGCCGAAATAGACGGCCGTGGCCATGGGGGAGTGCCGCATGTTTTTCAGGACGTCCGCGAAGACGATGCCGCCGCGCTTATCCAGCCAGCGCGTGACCATGACGGCCGCGTAGATGCCGATGGCGGCATAGAGGAATTTGAGGGACATCGCCGCGAGCAGGAAATCGTCCAAGGCACACCTCCGGGTTGGGTGGCCTGGGTAGCGCGCGCGGGGTCATGGGGCGGGAGGAATGCGTTCCGCCCATCCGGGCGTGGCGGCGCGCAGGCTACTCTTTCGGAGGCTCGGCGAACATATCCATCTGGCGGGGATCGGCGCCCGGCACGTTGCGCACCATGCGGACCCAGCGCGTGGTCACGCCCAGCTCCCGCGCCACCAGGTGCGTCGGGCCGGTGGTATTGGCGATCAGCGCCTTGCGGGTGCGCGCCATGTGCAGCGTCGGCACCTCGATCTTCTCCAGGCCGTAGCGGGCGATCAGCGCCTCGGCCGCCGACATGCCGATGGACTGGACCAGCCGGTGCGCGGGGTCGAGCTTCTCCGGCACATAGAGCGTCATGCCGCCGAAGGCATCCACCAGGCGCAGCGCCGCCGCCACGCCGATGACCTCGGCGATGTCCACCAGGCTGGCGGGCCAGCCGCGCATGATGGAGCGGTCCTGGATCACTCGGCGGCGTCCGGCAGGCGGCCGCCCCGGGGTTCGCGGCTCGGCTCGGGCTTGGTGTGCCCGCGCTTGCTCGCGTCAATGATCAGCGGCCGGTGGCTGAGCGGCTTGGCCCGCAACGGCATCACGGTGATGACCATGGCCACGGACGGCTTCCACACAACGCGCATCGGCTGGCCGGCCACGAGGCAGAGCCAATGCTCCCGCTCATCGCGCGTCCTGGTATCCACGCTCAGCAGGGCGGCGCGACGGTCGAGGATGTCCAGCACGAGCTGGAGCCATTGGGCGCGGGTGGGCGCGCACGGCAGGCGCTCGTGAGTGCGCAGCTGGGCATGGTCCGACACGCCGGGCAGGTTGCGCAGCAGGCGCGGCGGGGGCGCCACGATGGGGCCGCGCTTGATGTCCTGGTGGATCTTCATGCGCGGCCCACCACATGGCGGGCGGGGTTACTTCCGGTGAGGCACGTCTCTCCAGGCCAACGCCTTGAGCTGGCTGGCCATGGCCTCCAGGATGACCTGGATGCCATGGCAGGTGACCACGCAAGGGTCACCCTTCTCCTCCAGCAGCACAGCCACCGCCAGGAGGGCGGCTGCGATGCGGTCGGCTTCGATGGCGTCCGCCTCAGACATCGAAGAGCGGGGACTGCATGGCGGGGCGGCTGGCATTGTGCCGCTCCCGCTCCACCAGGATGCGCAACTCCCGGCCGGAGAGCCCGGCCCGGGCGGCTTCCCGCCGCGCATCCCGCTGCATTTCCCGCGACTGGCGGAAGGCCTGGGCGATGTGCTGCCCCGCCTCGATGGACATGGCGATGGCCCGCGCCACGGCCGGATGCTCCCGCAGGGGCGGCGGGCCTTCCACCGCCTCCAGCAGGTCGCCCTTCGGGCGGCCGGACGGGGCCGGCAGGCCGTGCCGGGTGCCCCACCACGCTTCGTAGAGCAGTCGGGAGGCTTCGCGCTGGAAGGTGATCACCGCCTCCCGCGCGCGCGGGTGAACGTTGCTCGGATGGATAGTCATCAGCCAGCCCGGCAGCATCCAGATGGAGAGGCAGGCCGTTTCCTGCGCGCCACCCGCCGAAGGTATGGTCATGATGACCATACCTTCGGCGAAAGTGGGGTGGTTGCGCAGCTTGCGGTGCTGCGTCTTCCAGTCGAGGCCGAGGGCTTCGCAAATCGGCTTCAAGGGCACCATCGGCTCGGCCGCATTCGCGACGAACAGCGTGTGCCGATGCACGGGAACGGGAATCAACTGGGTAACGGAATTCGCCATCTGGCGTCTCTCCTGCATGTGGAAGGTCCGTAAGGCCTTCCGGGTGTTCAGAAGCTGCTGCAGGAACAGCCGCGCACGCCTTTGGACACGGCTTTTCAGCCACGTCTTGGACATGTCGTGCGCCACCCGGAAGATGATCGGGACC